AGCAAAGTTTAAGCGAGATACTATCGCTAAGGTAAGAGAAAGATTCAACGTAGAAGGTAAAACTTACTATGAAGATTTGATTGCAGCAGAAGGTAAGAAAGTAATCTCCTTTGCTCAAGAAGCTTTGATTATCAATATCGCAGAAGGACTTAAGTCACACCCATTTACTTCTAAGTTTGTAAAAGGTAACTCACAATACAAGGTATTTACCCAACAGGCTTTGAGCTTTGAGTACTTAGGAGTAAAGTGTAAAGGTTTATTGGATTTAGTAGTTGTAGACGTAGTAAATAACATCCTATACCCGATTGACTTGAAGACTACTACTACTTCTTTAAATTTCTGGACAGATACTCTTATGAAGTATCGTTATGACTTTCAAGGAGCATTCTACACAGAAGCCTTAAAGCAAACAGACCTCAGTATCTATGGAGAGAATCTAACAGTTAACAACTTTAGATTCATCGTAGAAAGCCAGAAGTTCCCAGGTAGTCCTTTAGTCTATGAGCTGTCAGATGAAGCCATGGCTATAGGTAAAATGGGTGGAACTTTCCAAGGTAAGACCTACGAGGGTTTTCACCAAGCCATTGAGAGACTCATGTGGCACTCTGAGAATGATTTGTGGGCATACACTAAAGAGGATTACGAAAATGACGGAATCAGGATTATCTAATTTTACTGAGGTGAACGCAGACACTAACAATACAACGAAGTTTATGAGTCCCCTGATATTTACTTCAGGGGCTCAAGCTGCTAGACTGCTATACAACTTTGGCTTAGTTAATGTTTATCTAGATGATTACGGTTTTAAATCTAAGCATTCTAACTGTTTGTTCTTTTTATTCGAACTAGTAGACACTAGTGCTTTCAAAGCTTTCGAAGAAAAGATTACTAGTTTTGATTCTTTCTACGACTACTACGAAGTGGATGAGAGGATTATGTATGTGTTCAAGCCTAACAAAGTTTATCACAGAGACATAGAGTTATTTAAGCAAGGTAGGTTTGATGAATTTTCTGAAGACTATAAACTGCTACTACATAAAGATATAAAGTTTGATGGAGTGGTAGTGGATATTACAAAAGAAATTTATAGATTTGAAGAAAGTTTAAAACCTTAGTATGCATAAAATACCAATCGTCTACAGCGCAGTAGTAGGAGGTAAAGCTAGCCTTTACTTAGATTTAACTAAAAGGATAGCTTTAGAATCTTACTGTAAGAGACTACAGGTAGGGTGTCTTATAGTAAAGAACGGAAACATTATTTCCTTTGGCTATAACGGAACTCCTTCTGGATTTCCCAATGTATGTGAGTGTGACGATACAACCTTTGACTATGTATTACACGCAGAGTCTAATGCAATCACTAAGGCATGCAAGAGTCCTATCAGTACAGAAGACGCAACTATGTACTGTACTCATGCATGCTGTGTGCATTGCGCTAAGTTGGTAATTCAAAGTGGAATTACTACATTTGTATACCTAGAAGACTATAGAGATAGATCAGGAATAGAACTCTTAATCACTGCAGGTCTAGATGTCGTTAAAGCAAAAACAATTTAAAAAATATGAGCATCACGTTAAAAGGGCACAGAGTATTACTCAATCGTCCTGTAAGAGAAGAAAGACTTATCAAACTAACTCCAGAGATGGAAGAAGCAATGGAGTTTGAAGAGTTGAAGAAGTTGAAGAACTTGGAAGTATTCGCCATCGGAGAAGAAGTACAAGGTATCAACGTTGGAGACAAAGTCTATGTACAGTTAATGGCATTGCAATCTGCAGAACTTGTAGAAGTAGAAGGCAATGAAAAAATCATGGTAAGATCTAGCGACATCGCTATCATCTGGTAATACTTAGGATTATGTTATTCTACTATACAGAAAAAGAAAAGATCGAGAATGGTGAAGAGATGGAACTCATCGTTAAGAAAGGTTTCTCTTTTGACCTCAACAAGGTGTTGATGACCTATCCTACAGAGAATGGATTGGCTATTGTTCTTGAGGGAGCAGCAGATAAACTTAACCCTGTAGACTATCAATACAAAATTGATCCTGCAACTAAGCAAAAAGTTCCAGTAAAAATCACTAAATTTGAAATCACAAGTGAGCCTATCGTAGTTGAGTTGAAGGTAAAGGAAGAGATTCTTGCTTTCTTTAACTTGACAGGAGGACCACAAGCGATCTAATAGTTTTAGTTTATTTAGTTTTAGTTTTTAGTTATTTTACCAACCAAATGAAAAGGGGCTCTTAATAGGGCCCCTTTTTATTTACAGTCTTATTACTCTCGGATACTCTAGTCCTACTGCTAGTATGACGTCTAATCCGTATATACTTTCTATCGTGACATCATCTTCATCCTCTACTCCCATCTCTATGAGCAAGTCTTCGAACTGCTCTTCGGTAAGTAGGACTGCATTAGGTCTCATTGCCTGACCATCCTTCTCCGAGTCTAGATAGAATTGATTTATTAATTTGTCTATATCTGCTAGGGTAATCATGATTCTTTTTATTTAAAGCGAATATAAAACGAATAAATCAAATCCGTATCTTTTTCTACTAAATCAAAGGAAACTCCTGGGTATCCAGGGCCAAAGTTGTTCATAATCCACTTAGAAGAGCCATACATAGACAATACATTACGGTATCTAAACTTGTATGCTTGTTGCATACTCTCTGTATGTAGGTCTCCTTTTACTATAGAGATGTTTTTATTTTCTCCTAAGTTGTGGTGATTGATGTACTTGTTAAGGAAGTTTTCTGCCTTCTCGTTTAAGAAAAGGGGAAGACCATGTTTAAGATCTTCCGAATCTTTTCCATGAGTAAAGATAAACGTATGTTTGCCATAGTCAAAATGTTCTAAGAACTTCTCCATTATCGTTACTTTGATGAATGGATAAGCTGTGTTTAAGTATAAATTTAACGCTTGATTAGTAATGTAACCAAAAGAACCTGCATGGTTATCGTTGGTTTGCATTACTGCGTGTATGTTATTTGCTAAGTTTCTTTCTACTAAAGTATCGAAGAATCTTTTATGAGCATAAAGATAAGTCATAAAAGCTTCTTTACTATCCATATTTTGAGGTAATTGGTGACCACCTCTAGTAGTGTAGCCATTCCAACCATCTAAAGAATCTCCCAAGTCACAAATAAACAAGTCTTCTAGTCTTCCGTAAGTCTTAACTTGCTTCTCTATCTCTTCTAGAGTCCTATTCATTCTCTCTTCAAAGACATTCTCATTGTATTCGTTACCATAAAGGGCAGTAGGATGTGTAAGTGCACCTACATGTTTATCACTCATGTATACAAATAAGCCTCTCTTAGTGCTCACAGGAGCTTTCTTAGGCGTTGGGTGTACATTGATGTCAGACTCTAGGAAAACTTCTCTTAGAATGCCTTCTATGTCGTCATTAAAAGTATCCTCAGGCTTTATATGAGCAAATAAGGCTGACACTAGCCAGCCTGAACTCTTTTCTTTACTCCAATATTGAACTAACTTCCACTTAGTAGTGTCTATCTTGTGTATCTTAACTATCTCTTCAGGAGATCTAGGTTGTTCAGATACCAGTTTAGATACTTCTAACGTACCTTTTTCTAGGTTTTCATTATAGGTATTAGTAGAATCAGAGTTAGATTGAGGATTACTTGGATAAGCATCTTCTCTGATAAGTTTAGCTACGGCTGTTCTTTTTAAGTCACGAACTTTCTTGCCTCTTAACTCATTATTCAGTTCTGGACAAAAGTTAAAACGGATAGCAACTTCAACAGCTGTCTCAGTTGTGTTTGGATTATCCATATAGTAGCGGATAATCTGCTTTGAGATTTGCATCATAGGCTTGGTGGTTAAAATATTAACCCTATGGTTAACAAAGCTATAGCAATTAATCCACCTTTCAAAACATTCTTCAATGTTTTTATAGTTTCTGCTTGAGATCTAACCTTAGTATCTAAGCGAACTATCTCTACCTTGGCTGTATCTAAAGCCTTTTGGTAGTTGGGAACTATAGAATCTTTATAATAATGAAGTTGAAGACTGTCTGCTTTGACAATCTTCTTTAAACTAACTACTCTTTCACGTGCTTGAATTCCTTTTAGGAACTCATTATTCAACTCCTTTAGCGGTAAGCTGTCTAGAGATTGTGAGTAGATACTTTGTGCCGTCAATGTCAGGCATAGTGTCAATAGCAATCTGAATTGTGTCATACTTTAAGGTGATTTTTTCATAGTTGTGATACTCTTCGTGCTTGATATGCTCCAGAGAGTCTATCTTTTCAAAGTAAGTATCGTTGGCTTTATCTATAGAATCTATAAAAGATATTACTTGGTTAGTGTCTTGCTCTTGTACATACTCGTACCTATAAAGCAAGTATACAATAACAAAGAAGAAGATAAAGTTAAGTTTAATCGAGAGGTTTTTCATCGTGGTTGAATTTATGTCTGTCTATCTTTTCTAAGACTTGAGATAGTACACTGTTATCTATTACTCCTACTGTGTGTGCATTCTTAAGTGCACTAATCAATTGGAAGATAATAAAAGGAGCACAAACAGTCTCACTTAGCCAAAATGTACCATCAAATCCTTTCTCTACTAAGAGAACTACAGATAGTATTACTACCCAACCAACCAAAGTTTTAATAACTTTTAGTGCCTTACGGGTTTGAAAACCCTCTTTCTTAGTTCCTGCCCATACACCAAAGAAACCATCCAAGCTAACAACAGACACTATAGCTAAGAACTGCTCGAAGTTATCAGCAGTCAACTTTAAAAAATATGTGCCTAAGAAGGCACATATTGTAGTGAAAGCTATTAGAAGGGTTTTCATTAAGCGTTGTAAGCGATTAAAGAACCTGAAGAAAGTGTAATAGAAGAGATAGTTGTACCTTTAGCTACGCTAACTTTCATTGTTGGAGCCAAAGTAATCCCAGACAAACCTAGTGTAGTCATAAGACTATTACCATCTTGATCTAAGATTGCTGTAACTACAGCAGATGCGTTTACTACAAAGTACTGAAAGCTACCTGTAACAGGAGAAGTACCTGAGATAACCTTGCTACCGTTCATACCTGCCTCGGCAGTTACGCTAGCATTGATGCAACAAAGTTGCCCTTCGATGTGGCGAAGTTTCTTTGATTGCTCTCTGAGAATGTCATGAGTTTCCATAATGTATATTATCTTTTACGACTTTAAGTCCGACCTAAGTCCGTTTACACAAAAATACTTTTATTTAAAATAAAGTCAAGAGATTATCTCCTAAGTACCTCTTGTTGAAAGTCAGATAGTTGCTGTCTGTTTTCTTTTATTTTATCTTTCTTTGCTTCCAGATCTTCTATTTGAGAATTCAATGAAGCTTTGGTATCAGAGTCTTCTAGATAATCCATCTGTCTTCTCATAGACTTAATCTGTTTGTCTATAGAACTGATGTCTCTTTTACTTCCTTTTAACTCAGAATCCAAAGTCTCTATAAACCAACGTGGGTTTCTTGACTCGTACTTACGATATATAAATTCTGGATTAGTTACATAGTTTGCAGAGACACTCAATCCAAACATTTTTTCTAATCTAGCAAATAGCTCATACTGACCTTTCAATGCTGGATCTGGCTTATACCTTTTAGGGTTAAGGATCTTACCTGTCCTACTTCTCTCGATATATTCATCAAACATGTTTATATCATCCATAGGGTTTATAAAGTTACCAATAAGCTTCATAGCTTCAAAAGATCCCTGAAGAGGGAGGATTAGATTCTTCTCTAGGTAAAACTCTCCTATGCTCTTACCATCTACATTGTTAAGAACACGAGAGTGGATAATAGATGCTGTTCCAAATACTGGGTTAAGCGTATTCAACTCGTCCTCAATTAACAATAGATTATAAAGTAAGAAGTAAGCACCCCAAACATTCTCATCATCGTCATCATCGGTATAAATCAAAGAGTTTAGAGCCATCATAATACCTGTACTTATAGTCAACACAAGCATGTCATAAACAGCAGACATTGCCTCTGACTTTTCCTGAGGAGTCATAAGATTATTTAAAGCAGCCAAAGAGAATCTATTCTGAAATAAAATCTTAATTGCTTGGGCTAAAGTTCTAAAATAACCTTGGTGTTCCATACCTGCTCCATAAGACATTCTGCGTGTTCCAAATCTTCTTATGAATTGGTAAGTAAACCATCCCTTCATGTAACCGATTAAGCGACCAAATGTATAACGAGAGTACTCTCCTTTGTCCATTGCAGAATAAGCTCCATGAATCAGAGAGTTAACTGCATTTACTTTCTGTCTAAATGCTGTCTCAGTACCTACAAAAGTCTCGATGTTCTTAATGTTAGGATCTGGTTTCATTACACCGTCCTCTACCACATAAGCCTCCATTATAGGCTTAAATGTACCATCATTCATCTCGATTAAGAACTGCTTAGACATAGCCTCAGCTACACCACTGCGC